ACGAAGACAAACTACAGAAGGAAGGGGAAAGAAAGCTACTACACGAAGAAGGACAACAAGAAGGACAACAAGAAGGACAAGAAGGCGGTGATAAAATATGCCGACACTCACATCAAGGCTACTTGCTCGTGGCTTAGCAGTGCCCAAGTTGGCGCGTGCACGCAAGCCACGCAAGCCAAGAAAGCCACGTCTAAAGAAAATACGTATGCCAAAGTTAAAGTCATCAATTAGAGGTGTGCGCCTATCTACTAAAAAGAGAGGACGCACAAGGTTACCTAAACTAAAGGGGTTTAGACGAGCAACGCGCATAACTGCGCGCATAACATCCTAATAGGGGGGTGATTGTGATGCGTTATAAAGTCGTGTTATCTTTCGTTGTAGGGATGGTGATTGCTATGGTTGTGGCATATGCAAACACGCTTGATGAGCTTGTAAAGTGCACGTGGTCACTTGAGAGCACATTAGCGCGTGGCACTGGCACATTGTTCAAGTCACCTAAGGATGGCAAATGGTATTTCTTGACTGCGGGGCATTGTGTTGAAGACTTGCGTTCTGAGCAAAAGGAAGTCAACCCTGAAGGAAAGGAGATTGTAAAGGAGAAATGGGAAGATGCATACATTGTGCAAAAAGTAACAGCAATTGTTGATGACATTGAGACTGAGGTTGGCACAGTAAGGCTTCGTGCTAAAGTTGTTGCCTATAGCAAGTTTGAAGACGAAGACCTTGCGTTGCTTGAAGTGTATGCTATGCCATTTGAAGCGGTTAGTGCGCAATTTGCGCCACCAGACTTGCAACTTCAACTTGGAGAGCAAGTCTGGCATGTGGGCAATTTACGTGGTGAACTGACGGCATCATTGACTGCAGGTCATATCAGTGCAGTTGGGCGCATTTACAAGTCAAAGCCATTCATTCAAACGACAACTGTTGCAGTGCCTGGGTCGTCTGGCGGTGGAATTTATGTTCAGCGTGATGGTAAATTCTATTATGTGGGTATGATTACACTTGGTGATGCACAAGCAAGTAACATCAACTTTGCAATTCCGTTCCAGCGCATAAGGAAGTGGCTACACAAAGTCGGGTATGCACATGTGATAGGTGATAAGGATGAGCAACAATCTAATTGAGGCGCTGTTTGATGAACAAAAGTATCAGTTTCTGAAAGAGACACTACCATCGTGGTTATTTGACCATTTCAAGAGAGTTGCGTTACAATATATTCATGACTGGCTTTCTGGTAAGCGTGATGAAAAAGAAGTGCGCATTGCACTTGAGACGCTTGTGTCGTATCATCAAACGTTGGCGTTAATTCTCAAATCGGAGGTGTAAAGCATGGCTTGGTATGACGATGAAGAAGAGCGTGAAGCAGAACAACCAGAGCAACAAAATGAGGTGACTGAGAAGTTGGAGCAAATACAGCAACAACTAAATGAGTGGCAAAGACAGCTGTTGCAAAGTGTGCAACAGCAACCATCACAGTCACAGGTGCAACAACCATACTATCAATTTCAATCAACACCACCTGTGGCACAACAGCCACAGCAAAGCATTGATGAAAGTGTGTATGAGCAGTTAAGCGAGCTCCTTCATGAGAACCCAAAGGAGTTCGTGAAGGCATACACACAAGTGGTTCAAAATCAGTTACAACAGACCTTGGGTATGGTATATAGAACAGTGGCAGAGCTAAATGCATGGCGACAACAGTTACAGTTGCAACAGCTTGCACAACAGTTTTATGCTACCTATCCAGACCTTGTTGGCTTTGAGACGATTGTGCAAGCTGCTGCACAAAAAGTGTATCCGCAGAAAACGTGGACGAATGCACAAGAATACTTTCAAGCTGTTGCTGAAGAAGCACGGCGCATGATTAGGGAGATTGCGGAGAAGGCAGGTGGCAGAGTTGAAGCTCGTAGTAGGCTTCAACCTGCAGGCTTGCCTGCTCAATCTGGAATAACATCGTCAGCTGTGACACAACCATCAACGCCTTCACCCGAGTTTGTGGAGGCGATGATGGAGAACCTTAACAGACAATTTGTTGAAGAACTTGAGAAGGTAGTCAGACAAAAAAGGAGTTCACCTCCGCCTCCAGTGACGCCATCGCGTCGTCGCTGATTGGCGCACTGGTAGCACATCGTTGTGTGACAATGGCGAGGTGAGTGCTCCAAGAAATTCCTGCATAACGCAGGGGTGATAGAGCATGCCAGCGCAAGTTTACGGTGTGCCAAGACTTGGTGGAGTGCTCGCCTTGCCATCATTAACTGCTGAAGTTCGCAAGGCAGCACTACCACGATTTGTCTTTCGTCAATTTGTCCGCCCAGTTCAGGGCTACGGCAAAAATAAGGGCGATGAAATTCGTTTCCCACGCCGTAGTGGTCTGGCTGGGTCAGGGCGCAGGCTGGCTGAAACCGAACTCATCCCAGTGACAGGGTTCACGATTGACTACGGAACCTTGCTTGTGGATGAGTATGGCAACGCAGCAGCCTGCACACTCAGGTTGACAACCTTAGCTGAGATTGACATCCAGCCACACATCGTTGACGCTTTGCGTGACGATATTGTGGCTACGATGGACAAGGAGATTGCTGCAGTTGCCAAGAAGACAAAGATAAAGTATGTTCCGACATCACCAACTGGCGGTGTGTTCCTTACCAACGGTGAGTTCAAGGACAGCAATGGCAATCCCGTCGTAGCTACGAGCAACTTGACGACGGCACATGTCAAGGACATCGTTGATTACTTACAAGGTTACTTGCATGTGCCAGGCTATGACGGTGAGAACTATGTCTGTGTCCTGACGACCAAAGCACGCCGAGGCATCATTGACGACAGTAACTTCGTGCAAGCTGCCCACTATGGTGACCCAGAGCGTCTGTTCAGGTATGAGATTGGCTTGCTTTACAACACAAGGTTTGTGCACTGCAACAACCCAGACGCTTTGAACAACGCCGTTGGGCAAAATGGTGTGCTTGGCGAGGCTTTATTCTTTGCGGACGACCCATTAGTTGAAGGCGTTGCTCTGCCTGAGGAAATCAGGTCAGAGACGCGTGACTTAGGTCGTCAAACGGTCATTGGCTGGATTTACATGGGTGGTTGGGCGCTCACTTGGGATAGCAACAAACCTGGTGAGTGCCGTGTAATCCATGTTGGCTCTGCATAATCAACAGGGGGTGATAAGTAATGCCATACAGCGAACAACATAAAGTGCACAAGACTATCTATCTCAATGTGAACACAGCAAGCACGGCAAAAGTTGTTGATGCTGTAATGCCAGCTCCCATCGTTTTGAAGGGTATACAGTCTGTGGCTGCTACTGCGGGCTCTGCGGACGCCAGCATTGTCATACAGGTTGACGGGACTACAGTTGCCACTGTCAATGTCCCTGCCAATGGTGTTTTCGCCACCAACCTTAATGTTGTTGTAAAGGCAGGGCAAAGGCTTACAATTCAAGGCAGTGGCACAACTGGTGGTCCCACTGTCACCTGTTGGCTCTGGTGGCGTGACCACTTTGACCCAGAGCAGCTCACAGGCGACTACGGGTGGGCTGGCTGGAAATAACTAACTACTGATGCTTGAAAATAGAGTGCCAGCCTAACGCCATAAGTGGCGTGGCTGGCACTCTTTGTATATGTGAGGTGGTAAATCATGCCACTACAATGGAAAGAACCGCATGAGATTATTACGACGCGTCCATTTGGTAGGATTTACCACCAACGAGGCAGATTTTTCTATCCAGATGGTAGTGAGATTTATGATGTAGAGCTAATCATCAAGATGCTTCAAGTGCATTCACACTGGCGTAAGAAGGCTGAGGAGCTTGCAAAGAAGCACAAGCTCACACATATCCTAAGAACGAGGTGGTAAAAATGGCGCTTGACACAACTAAACCTTTTATGATGTTCAAAAGTGTGGACACACCGATGCTGTATTACCAAGATGGTAAAGTGTATGCTGAAAATGGCGAAGAGATACCCAAGGAAAAGGTTGTAGAAATTATTTCGCCAATAGATGCGCCATTACTTTATAGGCTACTTGACCTAATCAGCGACGAAGATTACAAACTAATTTGCACTCTCAATGCGCAAGAGAGCATGCAAGCGTTTGGTGTGGTTATCACGCCAGAGGAGCTGGAAGAAACTATCCTTTCGCTAATTGAAGAGGAGGGCATACACCAAGAAATTGTAAAGAAGGCGATTGAGCTACTGCGTAAGCAAAAGGAAGGCAAGAAAAGGAGGGCTAAAGTATGACAATTGGCGAATGTTTAGAGCAAGTCAAGCGCAACATAAGCTTTGAAGCACCACAAGTTGAAGACAGTTTACTCTTTATAGCCAATGCAGTAATGAGGCGCATTGAGCGTATGTTTGACTGGAGCTTTGAATACACTGTTGAGGCGACAAAGACACAAGATGCTCAAGGTAATCCAACTAAGATTTTGCCATTGCCTACAGGTTGCAAGCGCTTACTCTACATCACCTATCCAATTGAAGAGCCACAGTCACCCATCGTTATTGCAAGCTATGTGAGTGATGAATTTTATCTTTCACGAACGTCTCCATCATTCCAGAAAGAACCAGGGCGACCACGAGGTTTCCTTCTGAGGGCAGACCATATTGAGCTTGTGCCGACGCCTGACAAGGTTTATGACATCTTCTTGCACTACTACAAGTGGCTTCCTGAGTTTACATCGCTTCAAGACACCAATGCGCTCATACAGAGCTATCCAGACATGGTTGTTGAATTCATCACAGCTCAAGTGCTCTTTCAACTTGGTGAAACACAAGAGGCAATGGTATGGGAACAAAAGGCGACGCTCAAGCTGAATGAAGCAATTAGGCATGACAAGATGCTTAGAGTGTCACAACCTGCATACATTGAGCCATTGCCACCACAACCGTCGTTAAGTGCACTTGAGCGTTGGAAAGTCACTTTTGAATAAGGTGGGGATAAAATGAGATGGCAAATAGAAGCACATCAACTAACATATGGCATGGATTACAACCTACCCAACCTTGGTGTGCCACCATCAAACCCCGCAGACCTTGTCAACCTTGTTCCTATGCCTCATTTGAAGTCACAGTGGGGATGGGTTAAGGTTGGTGACCTACACAAGCCTACTGTGAACTTAAGCAACCCACCAGAGCAACCAGCTTACTTGCTCAATGTCATTGGCAATGTGATTTGCTACATGCCACGAGCATATGATAACAATGAAAAGTCGCACGTTGGGAAAGAAGCAATTGCGTTCATGGTCGTGCCATTACCATCAAGGTTTGGCGATGGCATTACATACGACCCAAACACAGGGCAATACATTGGTGCATACCGTAGCAAGTTCAACCTTTACAACTACTTCATTTCCGATGTAGGAGTATCACAGAGGCTATGTGCCAATAGTGCTGAGGGGTATTTTGAAGCACCTTGGGTGTATGTCATAGGTAACAGAGTTTACTCTTTTCCGCCAATGTGCCCAATACCGTCAGCGCGTGTCATCTATCCAACAATTCAATTTGTGTCGTCGGCAACTGTGCTTGATAGCAGTCCGGTAAATCCAATGGAATGGCACGACTTTTCTGGTATATTTGGTGGATGGATTGATGGTAAGGGTTATCATTTAGCGCATGAGGCTTCGTATACTGGTCAACCGCCTTTTTACTTTCCTTACAGGTTTTCCGAAACTTTTGTGGCGACACTGCGCTATATGTATTCACGTATGCGCATGCTTGAAGTCAAGCAAGGTGAAAATTTTAACTGGCTATGGTTCTCAAGGCTTGGCTCGGCGTCATGGGATAGCGCCGATGTAGGTTTTATGTTGCCACACACTCAAGGCATGGTCATTGGCTTCTATCAATCACGGTCACAGCTCTATGTGCTTGTTTCAGATGGCATCTATGTGCTTGATAGTGCTGAAGAGCCATATGTGTTCATTCCGCAACTCCTTGCATCTGGCATAACACCGATAAGCATCAAGACTGTAGCATCTTACGAGGACACAGTGTTTGTGTTGTGCCAAGAAGGGATTTACATAATTGCAGGGCGCTCTGCACAACCGTTCTCACAGGCGCTCAACCCAATCATTCAGCACATGGAAATAAACCGTCATCCAGTGTCACCAAACGAGCTTGATACAAATCCGCAATATCCACCAGCGCACTGGTGTGCAACGAACCCACGCTTCTTATTTGTGCATCTTGATTTGCCATATGAAGAGAAAGACAGGCTTTATGCATTTCACATGGCATCACAACAACCACAACTCACATCATTTGAGCTTCCAAGTGATGGCTTGCTCTATGGCGGTGTTACTGTGCCAACACTTGAACATGATTTGGTTGTGATTGACAATCATGGGCTTTATAGGGTAGCGAACATGAAGCAAGTTAACCCAGACGAAGTTCCTGCACCAACTTTGTATCGTCTAAAGTATGGACAGGTCCATAGGATACGGTATCAATCGCGTTGGTGGCACTTTGGCACAACTGCATACAAGCGTTTGATGCGTGTTGCATTTCATGGTAATGTAAAATGTGATAGACCGCTGAGGCTCGTGATTGACTATGCAGTTGAGCATCCAGATGCAGGCTATGTCACAAAGGAGTTCCAAGTATCGCCAGACAAGATGGAGGTTGATGTTGACATTACAGCGAGGTGGTTTAGGTTCACACTTGAAGGCGAAAATGTCTCAAATAGCGAGTTATTCTCGCTCGTGTTACACTATAAACCGAGAACTATAAGGTGAGGTGATTTTAAATGCCTGAAGCAACTACTCAAAATACACAAGACCAACTTACAAAGCTTTTGGGGCAACTGCAATTTCAATTGCCGTCACAAGTGCAATCACAATTTCCTATTGCATTGCCATTACAGTTGCCCGTGAATGTGTTGCTTCAATTGCAACAACAGCGACCAGGACAAACAGGACAGGCAGAACAAACAGAACAAGCACCAACACCACAACAACCTAATTTACAAATGCCAATTGTTGCACCTCCAACGATACCTAATTTGCCTGCATTAACAGAGCCACAACAGTTCATGCCACAGCTTATTCCACCAACTTACCAAGGACCGAGATGGATACAAGCACAACCAGCTCCGTTCACAGGACAACTTCCATTGACTGGTGTTACAGAAGTTCCAATGATACCTGCCTTATCAGGACCACGTTTTGCACCACCGCAGGTTGATTGGAGTAAGCTTGGGCAACAAGGACAAGATATTGCATCATTATTGCCACAACTTCTTAGTGCACTTGGAATGGCAGGGTATGGACAGCAGTTAGGGGACGTAGTCGGAGAAATTACAAGGCAAATGATGTCTATGTATAGCGACATTCTTAGTAGGGTTTTTGGTGGAATGACAGGTGGACAACCACCTACGGGAGTTCAACCNCCATATGGAGTTCAACTGCCAAGTGGCGGACAACCACTGACTGGGATGCAACCACCGCGTGGTGGTGGACCGTTCGGTTTTGAAGAAGTGTCACGCGGTGGTGGAGGTGCAGGACCAGCACAACCAACATACCCACAAGGTTATGGGCAACCGCCGATACAGTTGCCACAAAGCCTTCTCAACACTTTGCC